ATTGCCGCGCCACTGTGGCCTGTTGCGGAGGCCGCGCCACTGTGGCCTGTTGCGGAGGCCGCGCCACTGTGGCCTGTTGCGGAGGCCGCGCCACTGTGGCCTGTTGCGAAGGCCGCGCCGCTGATGCCTGTTGCGGAGGCCACGCCACTGCGGCCTGTCGCGGAGGCCACGCCGCCGCTGCCTGTTGCGGAGGCCACGCCACTGCGGCCTGTTGCGGAGGCCGCGCCGTTGTCGCCTGTTGCGAAGGCCGCGCCGCTGATGCCTGTTGCGAAGGCAGCGCCGTTGTCGCCTGTTGCGGATGCCGCGCCTCTGTAGCCTGTTGCGTGGGCCGCGCCTCTGTCGCCTGTTGCGGCACTACCTTTGATCCATTGCGCTGCGTCAAACACATGTTTGACAGCCGCATCCACCAGATCGCTTATCTGCACTTCGGCCTGAATTGTGATTTCAGCACCGCAAACTTCTGTGTCCTCATCCGTTTCAGGCGAAACGCCGTCCAGTTCTACAACGGCGAACCGCGATGTGACGGGGTGGCAATTCAAGACATCAAGCGGATGCAGGTAGGCGTGGAAGCCTGTATTGCAAAGACTTGCATCGCCCTCGTGCTTGTATGTCTTGCCGACTTCATACTGAAATCCGCGACACGTCATGTCTTGATTGAAAGCCTTGTAGGCTTTAACGCGGTTGTTCATTTCGTCTCTCCCTCTCTGCGCAGATGCGCGGTTGATGAAGTGACACTACAGGCACGCTTGCGGTTACGCAATAAAAAAGACGGATTGACAACAAAAAATTTTGCGTTTAGGTTGGCTATATGGAAAATGCACGAGATCAAATCAGAAAATGGGCGGAGCAAGAAGGGCGCAAGCTGGCTTGGGTGGCTTCGCAGGTTCCAGTTGGGCAATCTGATTTGTCCAGGTGGTTAAACGGTCACGCAATACCGCGTCGTATTTTCCGCGCGCGGCTGTCTCAGATAACTGGATTGGAAATTTCCGATGAATCAGCTTGGAAAAAATAACGTTGTTCAACTGGAAAAAATCAAAACTGCTGTATATCGTCATTATGACGAAAGAGGAAAACTTCTTTACGTTGGTATCACTGGAAATCCATATCGTCGCCTCCTCGAACATGACTATGGGTCTGAATTTTTTGATTTTCTCGCATCTACAAAGTATGAATGGTTTGACAACCGGACAGATGCTTTAAAAACAGAAGCCAATGCAATCAGAACAGAAAAGCCAAAGTTTAACAAACATAAGGGATATTTTCCGAGAGGTTTGTCGGTGGTTGCTAAAATACTTGATGATATCGGCCACGCGCGCGTAGCCGAGGCTCTGGGCGTTCCGGTCGCAACGGTATTGCGCGCGCGGTGGCGGGATAAGTTGCCAGCATCATGGCTTGATGGATTGGAACGCGCAGCTTGCAGGCCATTGCCGCGCAGCGTGTTCAGTTTCAAATCGTCAGATCGGGCCACCACATGAACACCCTTGCGCAGCCCTCCCCTGCGCTGGGGACAGACCGGGCGGCGGCGCGGAACACGCTGCCCGGTCAAGAACCGCTTTCTGGCAAGCGCAATGGCGCTTTCCCGAGTGCGGCGGGCGTCAATTCGGCGCGCTCGGATTCACCTGCAACAGAAGGATACATGAAATGAGCGAAGGAAACAGCCATTTTCTAATGGCACTCGGGCGGATCGACGGCGGCTTGCCTGTCGAGACCGCAGACCAGCAACTGCGCGATGTTATCGGCGCGGTGCAGCGCACAGGCAAAAAAGGCACCGTGACTGTCGCCCTGGAAATTGCTCCCAACGGCGAGATGGGATTTGCAGCGTCGGCCAAGGTTTCCGCGAAGGCCCCGCAGATCGACTTCGGGCAGTCGTTCTTTTTCATGGGTCGCAACGGCGACCTGACTCGTGAAAGCCCGTCGATGGAGCAGCTGGGGCTGATGAAGGGGGATCGCGTTGATGGCTGATCTTACCGAACACGAAGCGGCTCGTCGCGCCGAATTTGCTTCGTCGGTTTCGTTTGACCCCGCCGCGACAGGGCAATTTGCCGTGGTGCCAGACGGCTACCGGATGGAACCTTTGGAGCAGTTCCAAAAGGTGCCAGACCGGATCAAAGCTGACCATCGCTTTGTCGATGTCGCGTCCTTGGCGGCATACTTGGCGCGGTTCCAGACCACCGCCACAATGATCACTGCCAATTATGAGGCTGCGAAGATAATCGCTAAGATCGACGGCGATGAGCCGGACGAACCGTCGCACAAAACCCACGACGCGCGGTTTGAGGCTTTGCAAAGCGATATTCTCAAGGCGTGGCGCAAGGTTTCCGGTAGGGCCATGTCGCAGGTCGAATTCGGCATGTTTCTGGAGGAGCGTGCCGTCGATGTCGTGCAGCCCGACGCAGCCGACGTAATGGACATGGTGATGACTTTCGATGCGACGAAAAAGGTTTCGTTTAAGTCATCGCAACGCCTGTACGATGGCCAGCGGCAATTCCAATATGTTGAGGAAAATGAGACGCGCGGCGCAGTGACCTTGCCGGATCACTTCATCATTCTTGCCCCTGTCTATCGCGGCATGGACCCGCAGCGGATCAAGTTCATGGTTCGCTTTCGGATCGAGGAAGGCAAGCTGCGCTTTCAGATCGACATGCACGACCGTGACCGCGTTCTGCGCGAGGCATTTGATCGCTGCGTGGATGCTCTCAAGGCCGATCTGCCGGAGGATGTGACAGTTTATGTCGTCGGCTGATTTCATCAACTATTTGGCCGGGCGTTATGCCCGGTCTGTCCATCCGCTTTCCGGCGGTGTGATGCAGTTGCAAAGCTGGATGATGCCCATCACCGCACTGATAAAGCGGCGTGCGTCACACCTCCCGAACGCGGCTTTGCGGTTCAGTGAAGGACGCAAAGTGCCGACTGCCGCCGCCCTACATCTGGCGATGAAACTGACCGCGCTCACATCAACACATGTCACGCTGCCCGGTCGCTTTGCCGCGCTGGCGCTCTTGTGCCTCGCCGCACCAGCGAACGCTGCAACGCTTCCGCCGATTTACGACGCCAGCATTTATCACGGCGGCAAGTGGTCGCCAATGCCAATCATCGAGGCCGCGCCCGTGCAGGGCGATCTGTGGCCCATCATCGGTGGCGTTGTTCTCGTGGCAGCACTTCTGCTTTTGTTCGACGGCGACGGCGGGAACGGCAAGGCTGTTGCCCCGCCACCGGCAAGCACGACACCTGTTCCACTGCCCGCCTCCATCTGGCTCATGCTGGCGGCGGTGGGGATGCTGTTTCTGAATCCCGTCCGCTGCCGGGGACCGCAGCGGGGTTTACTGTCTCCTGTCAACTCACCCCGGCGCGCCAGGCGTCGGGGTCTTTTCTGAGGGGGCGGAATGACTAATTCACGCAACAAGGGCAGCGCATTCGAGCGCGAAATTGGCAAGGAATTATTCTTGCTGACCGGCATCACGTTCCGCCGCGATCTGGACCAATACCGCAAGTCCGATTTGGGCGACCTGATCTGCGACGATCCGGCCTTTCCCTTTGTCATTGAAGCAAAGCGTTACGCAGGCGGCGGCTTTCAGGCCGCATGGTGGGCGCAGGCGGTCAAGGCCGCTCTGGCCGCTGACAAGCGCCCAGCCGTGATTTACCGCTTTGATCGTCAGGACGCCCGCGTGCGCGTTCAACTCCGCGCCGCGATGGAGTGCATCAGCCGGGGCCGCTGGTCTGCCGAAGATGTGCACCTGATCGACATCAGCCTTGAGGGATTTGCCTACCTGATCAGGGAGGGAATGGCATGACATTCTCGATCGACACGGGCAGCGCCTTGCCATTTCCGCCTGCACCAAAAGAATACGATGGGGATGTCACGTTTCGCGGTTTTGCCACGCGCGCAGAACGCAAACACAGACAGATCATCGCAGCAATCGAGGCCTGCGAAACCATCGCGGAAGTGAATGCCACGCTGATCGAGGAAAGCCTGATCCTCGACGCACTCAGCCTCGATTATCCCGAATACTACGACGCCATAACACAGGCCGAAGAAGATCATAAAGCCATTCTGCAAGCTGGCGCTGCCAGTCTGCACGATGCGGGAGCGCCCGCGCCAATCCCGGCAATAGCGCAATTGTCAGAACCGAGAGAAAAGGAAAAGACGATGAGTTTTCAAATCGACACCGGAAACGAAGGCGGCAGCAAAGGGCCGTGGATGAATTGGACCAGCAACGGATCCGCGCAGAAGGGATTTGCCCCAAAATCGTGGGTATTGCGCGGCAAGGATGAAAAAGACGAGAAGTTCGAATACGTCATTCCCGCCTTTGCCAATGGCTGCGTTCTCGATCTGGACACGCTGCAATTGGGATGGATGAAAGACGGCGCAACCGGGCAGGCCCCGGAAAAACGCTGGAACCCGACTTTCAGCCAGGCCACGTCGCGCCCCGACGAAAGCAAGACGGCCAACGGCAAATATGCGTGGTCGCAGGCACTGTCGATCCGCTGCGCCATCGGTGGCGGGCAGGCGGCAACGTGGGAGCAAGGCAATTTCGGGGCCTATGATGCCTTTGCCAAGCTGGCAAAGCAGATCAGCGCCGAATGGCCCGCCAAATCGCAGAACGGGCGGCTTCTGCCGCTGGTCAAGCAGATCGGCGTGGAATCTCAGACCATGAAAAGCGGCAACAGCAACAAGCCGATCCTGCAAGTGATTGATTGGGTCGAGCGCCCCGATTGCCTCAAGGATGATGCGCCCGCGATTGAAACGGCTGCGCCAACGCCCACGCCTCAACCGGCACCACAGCCCGCACCGCAGCCCGCGGCGGCACTGCCTGGAGGTTTCTGACTAGCGCGCAGGGCGGCAACAGCCTGCAAGCACACCGCCGCCCTGCGCCGACCACCATACAATAGCCGACCCCAAAGTGTGCGGCGACTTCATCAGGATTTGACCGCATGATGCAATACTATTTCCGAGACGATTTTGAGCGCGGCAACTGCCAGAAGTTCGACGCAGTTATCGAATACTATCCCGACATCCGCTTCTTTCAACCCTCCCCGGACAAGGCACCGTGGCATGTGCAGGCGATACTGCCAATCGAGGATGCCGAGACGATCATTCTGAACTTCTGGCCGCACAAGGCAAAAAGTCAACGACAGCCCATGTATGCGGTCGAGGGCTTTGCCGCCATGCGTGTACTCATAAACGAGGCAATCGCAGACGCAGGCGAGGAACCATTTGGTGTTATCGAGGCCGATGAATGATGGCGGCAGAAGCGTATTCTCGCCCCAAAGACGTGCCCGATCTGGTGTGCCGCCTGATCACGCTTGGATATTTCCCGGTGCCAATCCCGGCAGGATGTAAGGGGCCAACGCTCCCCAGCTGGCAAAACCTTAGAATGACAAAGGAAGATGTGCCGAAATATTTCAATCAGCCTGACATGCTGGTTGGCGTCCTGCATACGAACAACTGCTTTATCGACATAGATGTTTATGATGCGGAACTTTCCGCCACCATCGCAGATGAGGCAAAGCGCAGGTTTCCCGGTTGCCTTGAGCGTGTCGGGCAATATCCCAAGACCGCTATCGTGGTTGGCCTCGATAAATGCGGCTACAAGATCCAGAACACCGTCAAGGCCGAGGCCGATGGCCTGAGCGCCCAGGTTGAAATCCGCACCCTGACGCGGCAAGCCGTGGTTTATGGCAGACACCCAGATACCGGACAGCTCTACAAGTGGATCGGGCGCGAATTATGGGAAACGCCAGTCACGGATCTGCCAGTGCCCACAAAAGCCGAAATGCAGGATTTTCGTGATTGGGCCGATGCACAAATTCGGGATTGGTCAGGCGGCAATCCGCAGCCACCGCAAACTGCGCAACTGTTCAATATCGGCATGTTCCATCATCAGTCAGATGAACGCGCCACGGAAGAACAATTCAGAGAGGCCCTGAGATACGCGCCCGCCGCCAGTGACTACAAGACATGGCTAGAGTGCCTTATGGGCATTCACGATTACTACGCCGGATCCAGCGCGGGGCTTGAAGTGGCGCAGCAGTGGTCAGCCGATTACGCCAGTTATGATCCGCGTGAAGTCGAGGCCAAGTGGCGCAGCTTTGAAGTCGGTAAGGGCATCGGATATAAATCCGTCTTTCACCTCGCAAAGCAAAATGGCGCTGATCTGTCAGCCATCGCGCGGATGGGAAAGCCCGAAACAATCGCAGCGACTGCCGCCGCGTCTTTTCAGATTGCTACGTCTCCTTCGATAGCACCTTCTGATCCGGCAGATGCCAATCCCCAAACAGTCTCGGATTGGCCGACGCTTTACGATGATTTTGACGAGGCGGGCATCGAGCCGCGCCAGTGGATATATGGAAACCATTACCTCCGCAGTTTTGTCAGCGTCCTGGCATCGGCTGGCGGCATAGGGAAAACATCCCTGCAAATCGTCGAGGCCTTGGCGATCTGCACCGGCAAGCCGCTATTGGGCGAGCCGGTAAAGCAGCAATGCAACGTCTGGATCGTCAACCTCGAAGATCCGATGGATGAAATGAAACGGCGCGTGCTTGCGGCCATGCGTCACTACGGCATCACGCCAGACGAAGTGCGGGGCAAGTTGTTTGTCGATGCGGGGCGCGAGTTCAGCATGATATTCGCGGCCCAGACACGCGACGGCGTAATTTCAAACACGGCGCTTGTGGATCACATGAAAATCAAGATCCCCGAGCGCAACATCGGGTGCGTAATGATTGACCCGTTTGTCGGCGCACACCAGATCAACGAGAATGACAATATGGCCGTCAATTCGGTCGTGGCGCAGATCAGAGAAGTCGCCGACGAATGCAGATGCGCAATCGGGCTGGTGCATCACATCAGAAAAGGCAACGGGCAGGAAGCCGACATAGACAGCGTTCGGGGCGCTGGATCATTGATCGGCGCAGCTAGAGCCGCCCGCGTGATCAACCGAATTCCAGAAAAGGACGCCATAGAACTGGGCGTCAAACCCGACGAAGCGATGGGCCTGTTCCGCGTTGATGATGGCAAGGCAAACCTCGCACCACCCGCCGTCAAGGCCGTCTACAGGCGCATGGTTGGCGTGCAGATCGCCAATGGGGAATGGGTCGGCGTGGCAACCGCATTTGATTTGCCAGACGAGTGGCAGGGCATGACCGACAACGTGATCAACACCATCCTGGGACTGATCAATGCCGGTGTGCAGAACGACGAAGGCAAAGAACACTATTCACTGCGGCCACAAGACAAGGCGCGGTGGGTCGGGAAACTGATTGTCGATTACCCATTCGCGCGCGCCGAGGACTTCAAGTCCGAAGGACAGGCCAAGCAGATCATCAAGGCATGGCTGCAAAACGGACTGATCGAGGAGATAGAATATTATTCTGCACCGCAGCGAAAAAACAAGAAAGGCGTGACCGCAATTGGCCGCGTAGGGGACCAATTATGAGTGCGCCACTGGGTTTTTTCAGTGGCGCGCCAGTGGCGCACTTGGTCTGCGCCGCTGCTGAATTTTGCCCAAGGTTAAAACCAGCGGCGCAAACGCGCGCCACTGCGCCTTTGCCAGTGGCGCAGGCGCAGCAAGCTGGTTTTTACCGGACTAGGCAAATTCGCGCGACCGGCGCAATGCCGCAATGCAGCAAAATGGAGAGTTTATCATGACCGCCGCCCGCCCGCGCCGCCAACGCAAGAGCGACCGCCTGCTCAATCCAGGCTCCACCGCAAGGGAGATCGAAGTGGACCACGCCATCGCACCATTCGACCGCGCCGCCACCGACATGGACCGCAAGTGGGGCATCGACCAGCTACCCGGATTGGTTTCGCCGGAACTGGCCGCACGGTATGGCGCGGCGGTCGCACATCTTAACGCCTGCATAGAGGACAGCGATCCCGCCGCCTGCATCGCCGCTGTCGGGAACTGCATCCGCGGAATGCAGGCAATGGACGCCGAGGCCACACGCCTGGGCCACCAGCCCGCCAGCCCCGACTATTGGGAAGCCGAGATCGACGGCTTTCGGTTCGCCGTCATGCGTGAAGGCCGCGACTGGCAGGTCCACCACGAGGCCCGCCCGGATCTGCGGTTCTTCTCGCTGCGGGAAGTCGGTGTGGCGCTGAAAGCCCTGCGGATCGACAACCCGCTCTTTGCCGAAGTGCAAAAGCAATTTCCGCAATCCGAAATCATCTCCATCGCCAAGCGGTCCAAGCCGCAGACCCACGAAGACCCTATCCCGTTTTAGGAGGACCACCAAATGAACCCGTTCTCAGTCACACTTTACCGCCTCGACATTGGGAAGCGGCAATGCTGCCTCAAGGCCGCAAACGCCGAGGCCGCGCGGCTGCATGTGATGCGCGGCGTCAAGGGCGGAATGACGGTCCGGGCGGTGCAGACATAACCTACTCCATGTAAGGATCACGCAATGAAACACGATGGGAGAGAAAATGTCACTTGAGGAATATAGACAGTTTGTCGAGGGCAAGACGCACCTTGCCGGGAAGTTTGGGTTTGATCCAATCTATGAAAACCCGAATTGCTTTGATTTCCAAAATCACTTGATCGAATGGGCATGTCGGCAGGGCCGGTCTGCGACGTTTGCCGATTGCGGTCTTGGCAAAACCTTGATGCAGCTTGTATGGGCGGAGAACGTTCACAGGAAAACGAACAAACCTGTTTTGATCTTGGCTCCACTTTCGGTTTCATCGCAAACCGTAGAAGAAGCGGAGAAGTTTGGAATAGAGGCTTTCCGTTCGTCAGATGGGAAATGGCCTCCCGGCAAAGGCATCATCACGACGAACTATGAGCGGTTGCATTATTTTAATGCCGATGATTTTGGCGGCGTTGTTTGTGACGAAAGCAGCATCCTGAAAAACGTTGATGGTGCGATCAGATCGGCGATAACGGTTTTCATGCGCAAGGTAAAATATCGCGGCATGTATACCGCAACGCCAAGCCCGAATGATTACACCGAATTAGGCACGTCATCTGAGGCCCTTGGCGATATGGCCCATATGGACATGCTGGCGACATTCTTTAAGTCGAACGACGACACGCTGCATCCCGCGCACATCGGCCAGCAATGGCGGTTTAAGGGACATGCAGAGCCGCATTTCTGGCGGTGGGTTGCGAGTTGGGCGCGCGCGGTTCGCAAGCCTTCGGATCTTGGGTTTTCGGATGATGGGTGGGTGTTGCCAAATCTCATCGAGGAGCACCATGAAATCAAGTCTATGCCCCTTGATGGCCAGTTGTTCGCAATGCCTGTTCGCGGATTACCTATGGAGCGCGAAGAAAAGAAGGCGACAATCAAGAAAAGGTGTGATTTGGCGGCGGAGTTGATCACGAAACACGATTGCGGCGTTTCGTGGTGCCAATTCAATGCGGAAGCGGAATATCTATCTCAGATCATTCCCGGCGCTGTAAATCTTTCCGGGTCAGACAAGGATGAGGCGAAAGAGGAAAAATTCCTTGCGTTCAAATCTGGAGAGATAAAATATCTTGTCACCAAGCCTAAGATCGCGGCGCTCGGGGTAAACTGGCAGCACTGCGCCGCAACCACGTATTTCGACGATTACAGCTATGAACAATACTATCAGGCTGTAAGGCGGTTCTGGCGGTTTGGTCAAAAGCGAGATGTTACCGTTTACCAGATCGGAACGACTTCGCTTTCAAATGTGGCGAATGCCAGAAAGCGGAAAGCCGAAGCTGCCGACAAGATGTTTTTCGAAATGATGGAACACATGATCGACGCGCAGAAGCATAACAAGATTTTCAAGGAAACACTCAAAGCGGAGTTGCCGACATGGCTGTAAGCAATCAAATCATCACCGACGACTATGCAATCTATAACGGGGATTGTGTCGAGGTCATCGCGGACATGCCGAGCAATTCGGTTGACATGTCCGTTTATTCGCCACCATTCGCGGGGCTGTTTCAATACAGCGGCGACGAGCGGGACATGTCGAACTGTTACAATTACGAGGAGTTCTATAATCAATACAGGTTCTTGATTGATCACCTCTACCGCGTCACAAAGCCGGGGCGTATTAACGCCGTGCATTGCATGGATATTGGTGAGGACGCGGTGGGGAGTTCGCATGACCTACCGGGCAACATAATCAAGTTGTATCAGGACGCCGGGTTCCAATATATCGGGCGGAGGTTGAAATGGAATGAGCCTCTTGCGGTCAGATTGCGGACAATGGTGCGCGGATTGGCACACCAGACGATTTGCGAGGATAGCACGAAATCAAGCATCGCACATGCGGATTACATCCTGTTTTTCCGCAAGGGCGGGGAAAACGCCGTGCCGGTCACACATGAGCGCGGCTTTAAGCGGTATTTCGGAGAAGAACACATGCCAGACGAAATCCGGCAATTCCGAGATTTTGACGGAGACCAGAAGGAAAACAGGTTTTCACACTTTGTCTGGAGGCGTTATGCGTCGAGCGCGTGGATGGACATTCGCGCCAGCAACAAAAAAAAGACGGGTTGCGGGTTGACCGCCAGAGCCGTTGTCGATGATGGCGAGGCGCGCGAACCAGATGACGTCAAACACGTTCACCCGCTGATGCTGGATATTATCCATCGGTGCGTCGAACTATACACAAACCCCGGCGAAACGGTTTTCACGCCATTTATGGGGGTTGGGTCAGAGGTCTACAGCCCGGTTTATCTCGGGCGGCGCGGCATCGGGGTTGAACTGAAAACGTCCTATTTCAACCAAGCCGCCAAGAACATCGCAAAGGCCAAGGGTGATTATATCCAAGATGGGTCTGGTGATCTTCTGTCACTGGCAATGTAGGAATTATGTGGGGCGCGACGTGCGGCAATTTTTCATGGGTTTCACACCGCCAATCGTCGCAAACCGCATAACCCAGCGCGGGGAAACCAAAGACACGTAACCGCGCGGGGATCAATTTTGAGGGGAAAATGTCTGATCTATTCAATTGCGCAAAACGGGGGCAATCACAATGGAGAAACATGGGGTATGGAGGCTCACCAAATGAACCGCTACGAAGTCACCGCAGTCACCGCCATCGGAAAGGTCAAACACGTCATCAAGGCCCGCGAGCCCATCGAGGCCGTCGCCAAGATGAAGCGCGCCCATCCCGCCGCCGCCAGCTTTCAAGCCAGGCGCATCGCCCCGGTGGTGAAAGGATCCAACGGTATGCCTGTCAAGACCACCGACGCTCGCAGCCATGCCAAGGCCATGCTGCTGGAGGCCATACCGCCCAAAGGCGCAACCGTGCCGAAGTTGGCTGAGGCCATTCGCGCCGCCAACGTGACCGTCCGGGCCTACGCGCGGGAACTTGAGGCCGAAGGGCTGATCACACGGCGGCGGATCGACACCAGAGGAACCATGCTGATCGAGAGGGTGGCATGACCTACTCCATTCCCGCCCTGATCGCCTACAACCTCAGCGAACTGCGCCGCCACATGCGCAACGCCGGGGCTACCGAACAGCAATGGTTCGAGGGGCTACTGGCAGAGTCTACGGAAAGCCTATCTCGGCAACACCGCCCGAGCGAAATTGACCCGGAGAACCTTGAGCCCTATGGGCCGCAGAATCATCCGTTGCCATGACCCGTCTCGTGTCTAACATTTACCACAAGGCGAACGCCGAGCCGCCCACGGGCGCAGAAGCCAAGCGCCGAAACCGTGACGCCTGCGCAGAGGCATGGCAGCGGCACGGACTGGCGGTAATTGATCCAATAGAGATCGAGGACGACTGGACGAGGCAGAAAATCATCAACATTGCAGAGCAACTCTATGGCAAGCGAGGGCAGAAATGACCAAGGCAAAAACCAAGGGGCAGAAGCTACACCTTAAAAAGCTGGCAAAGCTATCATTGCCCGATCTCGCCGAAGTCCCGAAGGCAAAAAAACGAGGCCGCGCCAGGATGGAGGAATTGAACGCCGAGCCTGATGCGCAAATGGTTGTCCTGACCGCCCGCGCCCGTCAATCAGGCATTTCGCCTAAGGACATCATGGAAACGCGTGACCCGGCCTATGGTGAAGCGGCGGGCCGCGCGATCTATGTCACGCACAAGCCGGAAGTCGCACAACGCCTATGGGCAGTCTATCGCGCCTTCACGGCTTCGGAAGCCATGTATCTGCGCCTCTGTCTTGGCCTGCGCCTTCACGCGGCAACCGCAAAGCTGGAAATGATGCCGGGTGATGATTTCCAAGTCAGGCCAGACGACAAGCCCGATCTGCGGACAGAGGACGAGAAAGCTAGCGATGCTTCAAACGCATGGGCAAGATGGCGCGGGTATTTCACCAGCATGGCAGACTATCACCAAGATGCCATAAGCGACGTGTCCTATGGGCGGGTTGACGCGATGGACGGGGGGCGGTTAACAGACCACGGCAGGCGGTTTGTGGTGGCGATGGAGCGGTTTGCAGATGTTGTTGACCGCGCTACCGGAACACGCTAGTATGATGCGAAGCATTCGTGTTTTCAAACGTCCATTGCGGACGTGCTGGAGCGGAAAGTGATTAACCCAAAGAAGGGCGATATCTGGGAGTTAAATGGCAACACCGTTGAATGGCTTAAGGATATGCAAGTCGGCGACTGCATGACGGCGGATATGATGCTTTACAATGCGGAAATGCCAGTAGAGGGCAGCTTTATCGAGCAAGGCTTTCTCGATATGCTCGTTGATGACTGGGAAATTAACCCGGACGTAAAAATCACTCATCGCTAACGCAACTCTCCCCCAATAGGGCAAGAGGTAACAATATGGCATCGCGCGGCTATCGCGGCACAAAGGCAAGTCAAGAGGTCACCATCTCAACACTTGCGCTCTGGGCCGCTATCGAGGCGGTGTATTGATGGCTACAGTCAAGTGGAGCGAATATCAGAATGAAATTCCCAAGTTATGTTCTGATGGGAGAGGTAATTTCTGGGTCGAATTGCGCGGGGAAAGGATTTATAATCTAGCGCCTTCATCAATCGCTATTGAGGCGAGCCTCGACAGTATTGTGATGTGTCACGTCATGTTCGCTTGTGGAAAGCCTTGAAACAGGAGCAGCACATGCCAGCAGGCAGGCCAACAAGCTATAATGCAGATATTGCAGACCGCATCTGCATGTGGATCGCTGAGGGTAAGTCCCTGCGTTCGTTCTGCCGCCAAGACGAGACGCCGGGACTTTCAACCGTGTGTCTGTGGATAGTAACTCATCCGCAATTCATGGAACAATACGCACACGCAAGGCAAGCGGGCGGCTACGCACACGCTGACGATATCATCGACATTGCCGATATGGTGCGGGATGGATTGCTTGACCCGAACGCCGCCCGCGTCATTCTCGATGCAAAGAAGTGGAGCGCAGAACGCATGGCTCCCAAAGGTCACATGCCTCAATCTCTGGTAAACCACCAAAGCCCAGACGGCAGCATGTCACCCAAGTCCGGCCTCGACATATCCATGCTATCCAAGGAAGCGAAGGCGGAAATCCTTGCAGCACATGACGCACTTGGACAGGGAGACGATTGACCAGATCGAGCGCAGCCTATGCGCGGAAAGTCTGGCACATTTCACCCGTCGCGCGTGGCCGCACATCATCCCCGACAAGCTGATTTGGGGCTGGCATCTCGACGCCATTTCCGAGCATCTGGAGGCGGTAGCAAAGGGCGATATAACGCGGCTTCTAGTCAACATTCCGCCAGGAACGTCCAAAAGCACGATGGTGGGCGTCATGTTCCCGGCTTGGCTATGGGGGCCGGGTGGGCAACCGGGCCATCGCTACATCGGTGCCGCGCACGAGCAAGGGTTGGCTGTCCGGGATAACCGCATGATGCGGGCGTTGGTCACGTCCAACTGGTATCAGCGCCTTTGGCCGCTGAAAATGACCGGCGACCAGAACGAAAAGCTGTATTTTGAAAATGAACACAGAGGCTTTAGGCAAGCCTGCGCTGTTGCCAGCATGACGGGGCGGCGCGGGCATACGATCACGCTTGACGATCCGCTATCGCCGGAAAAGGCACACTCGCAGGCGGGCAGGGATACCGCGATCCGTGTCTTGTCTGAAACCATTCCGACGCGGCTTAACAACCCGGAGAAATCGGCAATCATCGTTATCATGCAGCGGTTGCATGAGGCGGACCCGGCAGGGCATATTCTGGCAAACGATCTTGGTTATGAGCATCTATGCCTGCCGATGGAGTTTGAACCGGACCGCCGATGCACAACGTCGATAGGCTGGACGGACCCGCGCAAGGCAGAAGGCGAATTGTTGGATCCGACAAGGTTTCCGCCGGACGTAATCGAGCGCGACAAGCGGGCAATGGGCGCTTACGCGTGGGCAGGACAGATGCAGCAACGCCCCGCCCCGGCGGGCGGCGGCATATTCAGGGATGAGTGGTGGCAATATCTGGACGCACATCCGCCGATAGAATGGCGCGCGATTTACGCAGACACGGCGCAAAAAACACGTGAGGCGAACGACTACACCGTCTTTCAGTGCTGGGGCAGATCGCGGCAAGGGCAGGCGGTCCTTCTGGACATGGTGCGCGGCAAGTTTGAAGCGCCTGAGTTGCTTGAAAGAGCAA